GAAGATTACAACAGTGAAAGTCCTGGCACGATTGAAGTTTTAGTAGGAAAATCCTAGATGCAAGAACGCTATCGCAATGACTACGACGGCGAATTTGTAATTCTCAACACTTTTTACAAAGACGGTAAAAAGCAACAGGAAAAAGAATGGGTAGCCAATCCTATTGAAAACCAGCACATTAGTGCACGAGCTGCTGTGATCGGACACGGCGAAAGCAGAGAAAATTTCAACCTGCTAAACATTCAAGATCATCGTGGTGGCTTGCTGGGAAAAAAGAGACTGCAAGTGTATGGCTCTGAAGGTTGCTGGCGAGAGATGCGCTGTGATTTTTATGTGGAAAATGATCCAAAAACATTAAAAGAAATTATTCGTAGAAAGTATAGCCAACGCAGTGTGGTTTACACTGGTGTGAAAAATCTTGTTAAACATCCAGGTGAGTTTTATTTGATTCCTTACGGAGTAAAACTTATACCAGTTGCTACTGCCATGTTTCTCGCCGCATTTGACGGACACCGTGAAGTGTTTCTACTTGGAGTCGATGGCACACTAGAAAACAATCAAGTCAATGACAAACATATTGCTCATATCAATCAAGTGCTAACAACCTACAAGAACACCAAGTTTTACTTTGTTACTGACAGAGACATTCCTGAAGTGTTTCGCAAAAACACCAATGTAGAAATAATGGGCTACAGGAAATTTATATCATACTGCGACGTATGATTCGCGCACAGTTTCTATCTTCTGTCTAACATCATGAATGTTTACTGTGGTCCACAAGCCAGGATGCATAGGCCTAGGATAAGTGTCTCGGTGTATCCAAGTGTAGCCTACATGTTCTTCGTTTAGAGTTGGCACGAACTCTGCGTCTACCACACAGAAAAATGTATGATAGGCAAAACGGTTGTCTGCACTGGTGTATTTTTCAATGGGCACCAGTTTGGTGTATTGTGGCATTCGGCCCAACTCTTCTTCACACTCGCGAAATATTGTGGTCATCAGTGTTTCACTGGGTTCGCATTTGCCACCAGCTAAGCCCCAACTGTAAGGATGCTTGTGATCGTTGCGCATGAGATAGAGATAGCGATCAGTTGCCACACTGTAGAACCATACGCCTACTGCGTTTATAACACCAGACTCCATTCTCCCCCCGGGTACAAGCCTTCATAGCTTTTTAACCACTGTGCACCGTCCCAGCGATATTGAATAGTGGTGGTTAGATTGGTTACGTACTCCACTTCACTGGTACCTGATGCATCAAACACCACATTCCACTTGGTACCGTCGTATTCAACAATGTCGTTGGCATTGGCTATCAGTGCCGTACCATCTGTGCCACGCCAAGATAGAGCATCGCCGTCATCACTGCCAGTGCTTTCTACGAATAGATATCGTTGCCCACTGGCAGCCGCACTCAAACCAGCACCAGGTCCTTTGCGCAAAGGATTCACAATAGCGTTCACAGGATCCAGTGTGTTGGTTGGCAGTGTGTCGGCATCCACAGTAAACAACAGGAATCTATCATCACCAGGGTGATAAGCAACAGTACCCACAATTTCAGTGCCGTCATATGGATTGGTCAGTCTTATTTGACTGATACCATTGCGCAATTCTCCATAGAGATCTACCACAGTGTGCCACAAGAGGTTGCTGTTTGGACTCACGGGAGGATCAATGGTTTCCACTGCTTCGCCCACAGCATTGTGTTCTAGTACCTGCAACTGATTGCCTAACAGCAGTGTTTGATAGTTGAAAGGAGTCATCTTTTGACGAGTGCCCAGTAAGAGATCATTGTCCAGTATGGCTTCGTTGTAGTCGCCATCTGCATCGTATATACTGGCAATGATTTTTTGTACCACTCCTAGCTTTTTGACTTTAGCAGGTGGGTTGATCCATATAGGCATCACAAATCTCAAACTGCTGATGTCAATAGGGTCGTCTGTGCCCACTGGTATGCTACGAGAACTCCAAGTGGTGTTGGTTAGTTCTACAACACTGAGACTACTCCAATCCAGGTAGTTGTCTGTGCTCTGTATTTCCAAACTGGGATTAAACAGTGTGAGAATCTGTTCCAGTATTTGCAGTTTTTGATTGGTGTTTGATGTCCAGATATCCAGTTGCACTTCAAGGTTGTAGGGCACAGGCATTAATCTTTCTATGGTGAACGCATTGCTCTGTGTGGTTTCATAACTCTCTGATTCGTCGTCCCAGGTTCTCTGTCTTACATTGCGTTTTTCCACAAAGTAAGGTTCTTGCACTCTATCTCTGGCATAGTCCAAGTTTGTGATATAAAAAGTCATCAGTGGCGTAGCAGGCATGTTGTTGGCACTGTTTTGCTGCAACACGGTTTGTGCTTGTCTGCTGGCATCACCATAGCGTACTGGCACACGATACAGTGCCGCAGTGCCATCTTCTTCTCGACCGTACTCTACTTCAAAGTTGCTGAATATTCGAGTGAACTGTAATAAGAATCGTCTAATTTGTTCATCATAAAAGAATTGCTGTGCCATCAGTTGTCTGCCTCTGGGCGAAGTATGTTACTAAGACTCTGTCTACTCGGAATCTCGCCTCTGTCTTTGGTATCCACAGTAGCATCATTGTTAACGAAACTGCTACGTAGTGTTTGGTTACTTGCACCTGGTGTGAGATCCGTTCTCACATCATCTTGCACCTTCAACCAGCGTGCTCCGTCATAGCGAAACAGTCTGTTGGGAAAGTAATCCAGTCTCAGTGCATAATCCCCTAACTGTGGATTTAATGGGAAACTGATACCTGGTGTAACTGGCAAACCATTTGGTGCTGTGTCTGTGCCACTCAAATAGCCAAGCACATAGCCTTCGTCTTGTGGTGTCACAGCATCTGTGTTCTGTGATGCGGGAATATCTGAGTATCCTGCTGGAGGATTTCCTGGTGTACCATCTTCGTTGGTACTAACAATGTAAAACTTGCTGTTGTCATAGCCACTGAGCGGTACTTCGAACTCTGCTTGGGTGAGAATCGCATCGTTGATTTCAAGATCTTTGCTCTTGGTGGTGATCTTGTCCAGTTCTGTGTCTGGTGTGAACACCTGCCAGTATGTGGTATTGGTGATTTCAGTACCGCCGGGCACATCAATGACGGCTTGATAATAGGTATTGCCATCTACAACTGTACTGCCACTTGGATAGTAGTTGCCTGGATCCCAGATGTTGTCTGTGGCAAACGGCTTGTCCAGTATATCTTTGTATTCTTGAGCACCTACCAGTGGTGTTGCCTTCACACGCCACAGGTGTGGTAACCAAGTTTGGCTAAATCCTTCACTGGCAAACGCAGCATCCTGTATCACATAGTATTTGGGAACTGCTCGTGCTAGATCTTCATTCAATGGGTGATAGTCTTTGAGATTCGGCAGTTCCAGTACGTCTCCGCTCATCAGCTTTCTGCCAATGGTGTCTATCATGGCATTGTAGTGAAACGTTATAAACAGTGTGTCGTTGTTGAGAAACAAACCAAACTGTGATAAGTCAAAGTCTATGTCCTGTGCGTTGTACACACCACGCATGGTATATACATCAGGGCTATAACTTCTATCTCTGTTTTCCAGTAAAAATAAATCTTCAATGAACAGTGGATTTTCTTCGCTGTAACTGGGCTGAGTTGCATCCTGTGTACCGCCACTTATACTGCTACTGTCATCGCCACTGGGTTCTGGACCCAAGTACTTGTGTAGGTACATGTCAACACCGCCGACTTGATACATTTCTGCAACAGTGCGGTCAATAAACTTGTAATCATTTTGTCGATTTGGGCGGTATAAACTCAGTCGTGGCATTATTGTTCCTCAACTGTATTTACCGCCCTAGCACACTAGATCTTTACCATTTTCAACACCGTGTCAGGACGACGTCGATTCTGATACTCGTATGCGTCCTGCTTGTTTAAGAACTCCTTAACAACAGCACCGGTGCTGTCTAACAAATGAAATACCGTCATTATGCTACCTCCTCTAGGTATGCGTACTCTTCATATGGAAGTGGTTCGCAGTCTGGCTGAAGACCCTGAGCGGCAATACGAGCCTCTTCAGCTTGCTCACGCTCCCACTCTTGCTCCATCTCAAACTGCTCACGCAGTTGACGACAGATGTTGTCGTATGTAGCCTCCATCTGCTCAATAGTCATTTCGTCCCAGTCAAGACGCATGCGGCAACCATAGAGGTCCTTGCTCGCATCGCTGATGCCATTGATCAGCTCGTTGCGACGGAAGTCCTCTACAGTGTAGACACCCATGTCGTGCCAATGACTCATGTCGTCCGTGTACTTGCTCATCCACAGACCTAGCTCCTGCTCCATCATAAGGTCTGCTTTTGCGTTAAGTGACTCAATGTGCTGAAGAAGTGTGGTCATTTTCTAGCTCCGTTTTGTTAACCTACACATATATAATAGCATCTTTGCACAAGAGGTCAACCGTTTTTTGCATTTTGGTACAAAACTGATTTGACAAAAAACGGTTGACCAGTGCAGTGTTGTAGTTTATTATTGTTGTATAAGTTGATAGGAGCAAACCATGGCAGCTAAAAAAGCACCCGCAAAACGCAGAGGCAAAAACACACAACTGGATCCTTCATTCGAAGGCGCATTGGAGATGAGTGGCGCGGAGTTTCACAGTTTGCGTAACAGTGCGATACTGCACTACTATCAAGAATACAAGGTCAGCGATCTTGTGAAAGATCTGTATACGTGGATGAAAGATGCAGGGTACAGTGCTTCAGACATTCAAGCAGTGAAAAGCAACGGCACAGACAATCTCAGCAGTGTGATCACCTATGCTGTGTGTTTGCGCAAAGGCATGCCAGACTATCACCCAGAACATGCAGAATACTGGGAAAGTCTAGATGGAACCAGTGGCAAGCTCAAGCCAGTTTCTGAAAGCATGCAGTCTGTGATCCGTAAAATCATTGATGAGTACAAGCCAGCAGTAGAAAAAACTGTTACGGAGGAAGACAGCAAGCCCAAGAAAACTGTGCAAGATCACATGCGTGACAAAGCATTGGCTATCAGTGGCGAACTGGAAGGCATGGTTGATGAACTCAGTGCCAACGAATTCAAGTCACCTGAGAAATATTCGGTAATCGATCAACTGCGTATTCACGAAGCACCAGCACAAATGATTGATGTGATCCGTGAGCCTTTTGAAACTGCACTCTCTGAAATGCAAGAAGTGCAAGCCGGCACAGATGATCAGCTTAACGAAGCATACGGTCACCTGGGCAAGATCCAGGTGCGCAACTTTATCAAGTTTTTGGAACAGGCTGTAGCAGACTGCAACAACTATGTGCAGGTTAAAAAAGCCGCTCGCAAGCCACGTGCTATCAAAAAGAAAACACCAGCACAGTTGGTTAAAACATTCAAGTACTGCAAGGAGTTTGCGGAACTCAAGCTGAAAAGTGAATCACCTACCAAACTGGTTGAAGCCAGTGAAGCATGGTTGTACAACACCAAGACACGCAAACTGATTCACGTGGTAGCAGACGAGTATAGCAAGACGTTTACAGTGAAAGGTAGCAGTATTGTGGGTTTTGACACTGCTAAGACTGTGCAAAAAACCTTGCGCAAACCAGCAGAACAATTGAAACTGATCACAGGAGCAGGCAAGCCAGCGGCACGCAAGAACTTTGCTGGTATTAAAGCTACAGAGATCAAGTTCAATGGGCGTGGCAATGAACACATTGTTATTCTCAAAGCATTCTGATAGGTACCTGCATGATTGTTAATCACCGATACAAATTTATTTTTGTAAAAACTAGAAAAGTTGGCGGAACTAGCCTGGAAGTTGCACTAAGCAAATATTGTGACCAAAATGACATAATTACAAAAATTATTCCAGGCGAAGACCAGAGAATCATACGTGGATATCAAGGACCCGTTAACTATCAACAATACCATTTTCAAAATCATACTCCTGCGTACTATATTAAAGAAAAATTAGGCGATGCTATTTGGAATAGCTACTACAAGTTCACAGTATTAAGAGATCCAGTGGATTGGGTAATCAGTGAATATTATTGGCAAAATAAGAAATCTTTACCAGACTTTGACGAATGGATGTATAAATTATTGGAAAATGATTTTGTTAATTGGAATATTCACACAATAGATAACAATCCTGCAATGAATTTTTATGTACTTTATGAACAAATGAATAAAGATTTAACAAAATTAAGTCAAACACTAGGATTACCAGGAGATCTCGGCGACGAAGTTAAATCGATCAATCTAAAAGGCGGTATAAGAAATAATCGTCAACCGGAAATCACTGATCAACTTCGTAAAAAAATCAATGAGTGGGCAAAGCAAGAGCTAGACCTAATTTACAAAATTCGATCAAGCTAAATACAAGAGCACTAAGGATGCTCTTGAATGGCAGAACAAACCACACTTGACGTACTAAAACAACAAACCATTGACTATGTTAAACTGCAACTGGGCGATGGCATGATTGATCTTGAACTGGATCCTGAACACTATGAAGCGGCTTACATCAAAGCCATTGGTGTGTATCGCCAGCGAGCAACCAACGCCTACGAAGAAAGCTATGCGTTCCTTGAAATCAAAGAAGACGAGAATGTTTACACCTTGCCAGACGAAGTGGAGAGTGTGAGACAGATATTCCGCAGAAGTTTTGGCAACAACACCAATGGTGGATCAGGTGCAGAGTTCGATCCATTTTCTGGTGCTGCTATGAATCTCTACCTGCTGAACCGCAATCAGTCAGGCGGACTTGCCACATATGATTTTTACAGCCAGTATGTGGAAATGGCAGGCAGAATGTTTGGTGCATATGTAAACTACACATTCAATCCTATCACAAAACAGTTGCAGATTGTGAGAGATCTCAAAGGCGAAGACGAAACCTTTTTGCTGTGGACCTACAATCTACGCCCAGAGATACAGATTCTCAAAGATCGTCTGACTAGCCAGTGGATCAAAGACTACATGATTGGCAACTGCAAGCTGATGATTGGTGAAGCTCGTGAGAAATTCGCCACAATTGCGGGACCACAAGGCGGTACTGCACTCAACGGTGCGGCCATGAAAGCAGAAGGTCAGCAGATCATGGACAGCAAGATCGAAGAACTTAAAAATTACATCGACGGTTCACAACCACTCACATGGGTGATAGGCTGATGCGAGCAAAAGAATTTGTTACAGAGCACAAAATGATTTGGAGCCGTTCAGGCGACAAACTCAAGCTGAAATATCGTTGTGCAAGCGGACCCAAGGCAGGACGTATTGTGCCTGATGCAAGTGCTTGTGCGGCTCCTAAAGACTTGGCTAAAGCCGCACAAATGAAACGCACACGAGCAAGCACAAAAGTTCGTCAAGCTCGAAAAGCCAAAAAAACCAAGAGAGTTAATCCTGCTAGCAAGATCCTAGCAAGACTGAATGCTTTGACCAAGTCTAAAACTGCAGGTGCAAAAACAAAATCAGTTAGAATGACCAGTACCAGTACCCGCAAAGCCAAAAAACCCAGCAAGCCTAAAAAGATCAAATGAACATAGAGTTTGGCTGTGGTGCAAATCCAACCAAGCCAGGATATTTAACCTGCGATATCAGAGATTTACCAGGTATTGACTTTGTGTGCCCAGCCTGGGAAATTGAAAATCATGTTCAACCAAACTCAGTGGATCATATATTCAGCAGACATTTTTTAGAACATTTGACTTTTGC